GGGACCGCCGCACCGTGGTGCGCGATTGCTGGACGTCGACGGGCCATGCGGGCTTCGTCGCCCGCGGGAACCAACTGCCGGTCTGGGTCAAGAACGCGGCCTAAAAGGCAGGTCCAGAGTATCGAGCCGCCTGCCGATCGTCGATCCTGAGCGAGTTTAGAGCTATGAGTTTAACCCCTTACACGGAACCCGACATGGAACCAGACACCACGGCCTGCGGAGGCCCAATCCGCGATACGGAAGCATCCCTGGCCCAGGCAGCGGATGCAGTGGCCAGCGCCGCCGCGGCTATCGGCAGAACCGCCGATGCAGCGACGTCCATCCTCACGCGCGTGGACGCCTGGGCAGCCAAGGCCGAGACGTTCACCAAGACCTACCTGGAGAAGCTGACGCCCATGCTGGACGAGCTTCTCAAACGACTGCCATGAGATTTCTGCGAACCACACTGACCGACTGGGGGACCATGGCCGCAGCACTGCTCACGGCCGCGGCCATGTTTGCTGGCGGCATCGCCTACGCGGTTCACCTGCGAGACGACGCCAGCGCCAGCAAGGCCACCGATGCAGATCACGAGACCCGGCTGCGCGGGATCGAAACCCACGTGACCCACATCGACGATGCGGTCACCACGCTGCAGGGCGACGTGACCTGGATTCGGCAGAACATGCCAGCCGCACACGGGGCCATCGACAAGGCACCGCAGACCGCCAGCCGCTGACACCATCCCACCCTACCCCCCCCGGTCGAAGGTACTTCCCGAGCCTTTCCACGGGAGGCCGCCTTCGGCCAGAATCGCGAAATTATTTGATTCATAAACGCGAGATTTTTTTCCCTAAGCGATGTTGGAAATTTCGGCAAACAAGCTGAACCGGACGCCAAACCCCATCCTGGAGCGGGCACCGTTGCTCACACAGAACATTGGGGTCCAGTCCTGCACCTACCTCCGAAAGGCCGGCAAGCGGACCTATGAAAACCGGATGTATCAGAAGCGCGCGGAAAACCAGATAGGCCACATGCCGGAGTTGGGGGAGACGCTGCACATGGTCGTCAGCGTCTCCTACCGCACCGTAGACCTCATCCCGGCCTGGCTTGCCCTGAAGGCCCCGGAGCCGATCACCGAGCTTTACATCGCCACCCTGAGCTTCAACCGGGGATGCCTAGACCTGATCCTCGAACTGATCGACCACGGGGACGTGGAGCGGTTCGCCTTCGTCGTTTCCACCTTCAGCAAAAACCTGGAAACGGCCATGTGGAATTACGCCGTCGAGCAGATCCGCGGGCGTGGCCACCGGATAGTGGCCATGTTCAACCACTGCAAGGTGATTTGTGCCCGGTTCGCAGACGGGACCGCCTACACGGCCGAAGGCAGCGCGAACATCCGGAGCCACACCAGCACGGAGAACGTCGCGATTACGCATGACCTGGGGCTCTTTGAATTCCACAAGAAGTGGATGGATGGGGTCCTAAAGAAGCCGGATCTCGAAGGGAAGCAACGATGACCAACAGCAGGCTAAGGCTCGAGTGGCGATCGCCGGAGGAACTCCAGGGCAACCCAGCCAACTGGCGGACGCATCCCCAGGGCCAGACGGCCGCCCTGCAAGCGGTCATCCGGGAGGTCGGCTGGGCAGGGGCGTGCCTGTTCAACGAAAGGACCGGCCGGCTGATCGATGGCCACGCCCGGAAGGACCCTCCGGGCATTTTCCTTTGAAGCCACGAAAGACATTTACCGCAAGGCCCTGGAGATCAGCGACTTCCCCACGGCCCTGCGAGCACTCCGACAACTCCAAGACATCGCACACTAATGGACATCTTCACAGCTACCGCCGGGCCTTCCGATGATCCGTATGACGCTAAGAAGAAAAAGAAGCAGGAAAACAGCGCCGCACAGAACACTTGGCACAAGTTGAAAAGTGCCGAGGATCGCAACATCGCCGCGGGCTACCCAGGGGAACCCAAGAACCCAGCCCAAAGGGAAGCCTGTCGACTGGACCTCGAGCGCTACCTCCGCACCTACTTCCCCAACGCCTTCAAAGGCCCGTTCTGCGCCGATCACCGCAAGATGATCGCCCGCATCCAAGAGGCAGAGACCAGCGGGGGACTCTACGCCCGCGCCCTTTTCCGCGGGGGCGGCAAGACGACGATCTTTGCCAGGGCCATGCTGCACGCCACTATGTACGGCCTGCGCCGCTTCGGAGTGACGATCGGGGCCACGGCCAGAGACAGCGCCCGCATCATGCGGCAGCAAAAGGACGAACTGTGGAGCAACGAACTCCTCCTGGCCGACTTCCCCGAGATTTGCTATCCGTTCGTCTGCACCCAGAATGACGGCCGCCTAGCCCGCCGCCAAATCTGGGACGGGGAACCCACCTCGATCATCTGGTCACCGGACCAGGTCGTGTTTGCCAGCATCCCGCCGTCGACGGTGGGAGGGACGATCCTGGTGACCAGGGCCATCACGGGAGCGATCAAGGGCCTGAACCACCGCACAGACGACGGCACGATCATCCGCCCTGACTTCGTGCTGCTCGATGACGTCCAAACGCGGAAGTCGGCCAAGTCGATCACGGCCACGGAAGACAGGGTGCAGACCATCGACGGCGACGTCCTCGGCCTGGCAGGGCACGAAACGCCGATCACCGCCGTGATGGCCGTCACACCGATCTATGACGGGGACCTTGCCTGCATCTACCTGTCGAGAGACCAGAAGCCGGAGTGGCGGGGGGAAACGGCCCCGATGGTCTACCGGATGCCGGACTCGCTGGACACGTTCTGGGAACGCTACCGGCAGGTTGCCGATGACGCCCGCAAGAACGACGGGGACCCGGAAGCCGCAACACGCCTCTACGCCGAGCATCGCGCGGAAGCCGACGCCGGAGCGATCGTCGCCTGGCCGGACGGCCCCACGTCGGGCCGGCTGAGCGTGCTCCAGTACGCAATGGACCTGTACTTCAGATCCCGGCAGGCCTTCGCCGCAGAGTACCAATGTAAGCCCCTGGCCACAACCGTCGCGCCGGGCCTGATGTTGCCCGCCGATCAAATCGCAAAGAAGACCAGCGGCCTGGCCCCCGGACTGGTCCCACCGGGTGCGGAGTACTTGACCGCCTTCGTCGACGCCGGCAAGTCCTACCTGTTCTATGCCGTGGTGGCATGGAGGAAGGACTTCACCGGCAGCATGATCGAGTACGGGGCCTGGCCACAGCAGCGCCGCCAATACTACAGCAAGGCCGATGCCAACCCGACCATCGCCAGCTACTTCGCCAAGGAGCGGCCTGGCCTGGCCGGAGCCAACGAAGCCACGATGCTGGCCGCGGCCCTGGATACGTTCCTGCCGGAGCTTGTCGCCCGGACGTGGACGAATGCCGACGGCGACGTTTTCCGGGTCCGACGCGTCCTGTGCGACACGGGCGACTTGGGCGAAGTGGTCTGCGGGGCGATCGTCCGGCTGAGGCAACCCAGGGAAAAGCTGCCCCTCGTCATGCCCAGCTTCGGAGTCGGCATCGGGGCAACCAAGAAGCCGATGGCCCACCAAGCCAAGAAGGACGGCGATATCGTCGGCTACCATTGGCGCGCCCCGGAGCCAAAGGACCGCAACACACTCCGCGAAGTGCAGATCGACACGAATGCCTGGAAGACGTTCGTTCACCGCCAATTCTTCGTCGACCGCTTGCTGCCGGGCAGCCTCACCCTGTACGGAGACCACCGCACCGATCACAGCTTGATGGCAGACCACCTCACCGCAGAGCTACCGAAGGACAACGAAAACAAGACCGACGATCGGCGCGTGACGGAATGGAAGCAGATCCCGAATCACGAAAACGAGGGGCTCGACTGCCTGGTCGGCTGCGCTGTGGGGGCGTCGATGCTCGGGGCGGAACTGGCCGGAGCAACGGAAGCCCCGAAACGGACTGGCCGCAAGCGGCGGCCCATCGACGAACTGATGCGAGAGGCAAACCAATGAACCTTTGTAGTTTGAAGAGTTCCCCCGAGTTCCGGAAACAGTGGGTCGCAGCCAAGAAGGCCGAGATCGAAGACTGGCTCGAACGGGTGAAAACAGCGGAGAACGAAGGGCGTGAACTGATCGCTATGGCAGCGCCCAACGTCCACGCCCAGGTGGGCAACATCGAGATCGCCGCCGATCACCACGGCATGGGTTTTACCTGCTCGATCGATGGGGAGCCCGTGAAGCGCCTCCGGAGCGTCACACTTCGCCTGGCAGTCGATCGATGCAACACCGTAACCGTGGAGGTTCTACCAAACCATCCCCTCGAAAGAAACCCATGAGAAGAAAAAGCCCATGCCCGAATTGCGGAAACGAAATCTACCTGCCCTGGTCATCCGGCTGCCGGTGTGCCAGGTGCAGTCAGACTTTGCCCGACCGAGACGAACCGATCAGCACAGCCCTGACACTTGAGGAATTCAAGCGAGCCTTCGACGTTCGTCCTACCGATGCCGTCTGCCCGTGCCATTGCGGTTCGTGCGACTGCCCCGGATGGAAGATCGTAAGCGACGCAGATCGCGCCCTGGGGGAAGCGTATGAACGCCTGCCGGAGATCCTGAGCCAGGCCGCCTATGACGTCGGACGCAAGATGGCCGAAGAGTTCAACCGCCGATTCTGGGAAGCCTTCACCGGGCAGCATGTACGAAGGCGAATCAGGATCCCCGCCGGCACGGCCATCTATTTGACCCCGGATGGTTTGGCCACCACGCAACCGACCGGCTGCAAAATTGGCGATCTTAACAACCCCGTAGAGTTCGACGAACGTGTCCAGCACTAGACCAGCCCCGAGCAACTCGCGACCCCGCAAGCCGATCGGCGAACTGATGGCCCGCGCCAACCGCTCGCTTACGACCTGCCCCAACTGCGGAGAGCCGGGATTTTACAGCGGCAAACCGTGGGGGCACAAAGGCGATAAGGGCACGGTCTACCGAACCCGGATCTGCCGGTTCTGCGGCCACGCCAAAACCGAGCGCGTCACCGTCCGGGTTGAAGACGTGGCCGCCCCGGAGATCACCGATACCGGGGTCCAATTCGAGTTCACGCCCGATGCCTAGCCGTATTTTCTCCTGAATTCAGGCATTTTTGCCCCACCCGATGCGCGCGTAGAGTAAGGTTCCTGTTGACCGCTGCCCGGCCCGGCTGATCATCGGGACCTACGAAGCAGCATTGATGAGCCCATGCGGGGGCCGCAGACCCCGCATGGGCTTTTTCGTGTCGCTGACCTTCAAGAAATCCTGGAAAGTCAACGGAACGCTGGTCAACGCGACGGCTGCCGTCATCGGCATCCTCGACGATACCACCGGCTTGCAGGTCGTCGTCGCCGGCACGGCCATGCAGAACAGCGCACCGGGCGAGTACTGCTACACGCTCCGCACGGCCCTGCCGCAACACGCCTACACGGCCACGATCGTCGTCACCTACCTGGGGCAGAACTACACGTCCACGCAGACGGTCCCCGCAACGGACAACGGAAGGTGCAAGGGGGATTCGCCGGCACAGTCACAGGACCTGGGGCAGGCCATCGCCGAAAACGCCATGTCGGCCGAATCGGTGCAGAGCGCCGCCGGTTCGCAAAAATCCCACCCGCTGGAATCCCAGATCGCCGCTGACCAGTACCTCGCGAGCAAGCGAGCCGCCAAGCGCGGCCTGCCCGGCATACGCGTCATGCGAAGGGAGGGCAACCCCAGTGGGTAAAGGTCTTTTTCCGGCCATCCGTGATTTTCTCTTCGGCACGCCCCAAAAGCTGCGCGCGAGCCATTACGACATCACGCGCACCGATCCCGACAACGCACGGCAGTGGGACCACGCGGATTCTTTCGACAGCGACCGGGCAAACGACCCGCAGACCCGGCAGCTAGCCCGCAACCGCAGTCGTCTGGAAACGGACAACAACCCCAGCTTGAAGGGCATTGTCCGCACGATCCGCGATTACGAGATCGGCAGTGGCCCCACGCTGCACCTCGATCACGACGAAGAGCAGTACGCCGCGGACGTGGAAGAGAAGTGGGCCAAGTGGTGCGACGAAGTGAACTTCGTCGGCAAGCACGAAACGATGGTCTGCGGGCGAGTGACTGACGGCGAGGCCTTCGCCCGGATGGGCATCAATCCGGGCCTGAAAAACCCGGTCAAGCTGGACTTCCAGCCCTTCGAGTGCGATCGCGTCTATACACTCTGGCTGCCGTACCTGACGCCAAACCGCATCGACGGCGTATGGTTCGACACCTGGGGCAACCCGACCTATTACGACGTCCTGCAATTTCACCCCGGCGGCGTGTTCCCCATGCCGTCATGGAAGTTCGACACGATCCCGGCCCAATACGTCCTGCATCTTTTCCGGCCGGAGCGAGCCAACCAGCATCGCGGCATGCCGGAGATGAGCAGTTCCACGGATCTGTGGGCCGATCGCCGCCGCTTTCGCAAGGCCACGGTTGGCGCGGCCGAGTCGGCAGCTAACGTTGGCGCGGCGATGGAAACCGATCAGCCGGCCGATGACGGCAGCGCGCCGACAGAGTTCTCGACGACGTCGATGCCCCGCAACAGCCTGGTCGTGTTGCCCAACCGGTACAAGCTGAAGCAGATCGATCCTGCCCACCCGGCGCAGACCTACGAGATGTTTTCCGCGGAAACGCTCGGCGAAGCGGCCCGCCCGATGAGCATGGCCCTGAACGTCGCCAAGTGCAACTCGGCAAACTACAACTTCGCCGGAGGCCGACTCGACATCACGACGTCCTGGAAAGCCGTCGAAGGCAACCAGCGGAACAACACCCGGCGGGTCACGAATCCAATCTTCCGGGCCTGGTATGCCGAGGCCCGCCTGGTTCACGAAACCAACGGCCGGAAATGGAGCGAGATCGACGAAGGCACGATTCCCGCGCACGGCTTCTTGTGGATGGGCATGCCCTATTCCGATCCGGAGGCGGAAGAAAACGCCGACGAAGCGGCGATCGGCGGCGGACTCAAAGGCATTCAAGACGTCTACGCGCGCCGCGGCAAGGATTGGAAGATCGAGCGGCGAAAGAATGCCAGGGCCCTGGGCATGACGGAGGATGAATATCTGGAGGCCCTGCGCAAGAAGTACTTCACCGTCCAACAGGGCGGCGCGCCGGGACAAGCTGCGGATCCTTCCACGGCGAAACCGCCGGAAGCCAAAGAACCGACGGCACCATCGGCGGAAACGCCGAGCCCGGCCGAGACGCCCGAACAAGTCGAGGCCAAGGCCGCCGTCTTCTGGAAAACCTACTTCCCCGGCCTGGCCGATCGCATGAACGGCCACGCGAACGGGCACAACGGCCACAAACACAAGGTCCGGGCCGCCGCCTCGCTCGTCAGCAGCGTGCCGGACATCCGGCAGGATACCGACTATCGATGCGGCGCAGCCAGCGCAATGGCGGTCGGGCAGTACTTCAACGTCGGGCCGGACACCCTCGAACAGTGGTCTGACGAGCTTGGCACCACGGCCGCCCAGAGCACCAGCCCTGACGCGATCATTTCCTACCTATCGCGACTCGGCCTGACGGTAAACGCCCGCCAGAACATGAGCGTGGACGATCTGGCAGCCGAAACGGCCGCGGGCCGTCCCGTCATCGTCTGCTGCCAAGACTACGTCGCCCAAAATACCGACCCGCGCGACACCGCCGCAGAGTGGGACTATGGCCATTGGATGACCTGTCTGGCCGTCGAGACGATCGGCGACACCCGCTTTTTGATTTTCCAAGACAGCAGCGAGGAAAACATGGAGCGCATCCCCGGCGGCGACGTGCCGCCCGCGGATGAAGACCCCGAATACGTCGTCGAGGAACCAGGCCGCCGCTTCGTCTCGGAAAAACGCTGGCTACCGGCCTGGCATGACGAGGCCGTCGACGGCCGCATGTACGACCATTTCGGCATTTCGGTAGGTTTGGCCGAAAGCGCCACGCCCGCCGCCGCACTCCAGGAGGCTACCCCGTGAACCGCTTGCGCGCCGCCGCCGACATCCCCGGCCAGGTCAACCCCGTGAAGTGCAGCTATCAGCCCCTCGACAACGAGGTTTGGGCACAGCTCCACGCCACGCCGGAGACCTTCGTTCACGACAGCTTCCAGAGCCGGGACATCGAGCCCAACATCCGCGAAATCTACGGCACGTTGCGGGAAACGGGCGAAGAGGCCACCGCCGCCTATTGTTTCGCCGGCCCCGATTACGACCAGAACAGCGCCCAGGAATGGCTGGCGAAAAAGCAGATCCCCTTCGCCAAGCTGGAGCCTGCCAAGAACGTCACCTATCGCGAGATCACCGCCAAGGCCAACAAAGTGGCCTTCGCCGCCGCCGGCCCCCTCACCATCCGTGCCGAGGCCGGAAAGAAGCTGCCCACGATGGACATCCTGGTCTATTCGGGCGGCAAGGTGCAGCCGGCCGGCTGCCCGGTGCCCATCGTGCTGAATTGCGCCGGCATCCGCACGAACCGCAACCAGGCCCCCGTGGTGCTGAACCACGATCCCGACCTGGTTGTCGGGCACGGCCTGCCGCAGATCTCCTCAGCACAGGTCCGCTTGACCGGTCCGGTCTCCGGCACCGGGGCCGCCGCCCAGCAAGTGCTGGAGACCGCCTCGAACGGTTTCGAGTGGCAAGCCTCGATCGGCGTCGACCGCGATGACGACGTGGACCAGCCGGTCCAGTTCGTCAAGCCGGGCGAGACATTGCGCGCCAACGGCCAGACGTTTCACGGTCCCCTCATGTACTGGCCTTCTTGCCTTTTGGTCCACGTCGCGATCACCGGGCAGGGGGCCGATCCCAACACCAAAGTTTCGATCGCCGCGAAAGCGGCCAAACCCCAAGGAGTCCGCAAAATGGACGAATTCGAACTGTGGGTCAAAGACACTCTCGGCCTGGAGCCGTCCACTTTGACCGATTCCGGCAAGCAGGAATTGCGAGCCAGTTACAACGCCAAAAAGGCCGCCAGCGCCGGCAACCTGGACCTCGACCGTCAAGTCGCTGCGGCCAAGAAGCAGATGGGCCAAGAGGTCGCCGCCGAGATGGGCCGCCTCAACAAGGTTCGCGCCTGCTTCAACACGCTCATCCGCGCCTGGAGCCTCGACCGCCCCGAGCACGTCGAGAAGCGTGCCAAGGCCGAAGAGTTGCTGGCCAAGGCCACCGATGGCAGCGAGTGGTCGATGGAGAAGATCGAGCTGGAGTTCCTGAAGCTCGGCTATCCCGAAAAGGTCATCAGCAATACCCAGGGCAACACCGGACTGAAGCAAAACGTCCTGGAGTGCGCGGCAGCCCACACCACGATGATGGCCGACGCCCAGATCGCCAAGTACTGGACGCCGGAGACGATCGAGGCCGCCCGCCATCCCAGCATGCGCGGCATCGGCCTGAAGGGGCTCATCTTCCAGTGCGCGCGAGCCAAGGGCTACACCGGCGACTGGATCCAGAATGACGCCGAGTGCAAGGAAGCGCTCTTGCACGCCTTCCCGAATCCCCATTCCTTGCGGGCCGAGGCCAGCACGTTCCAACTGCCGGGCCTGCTCTCGAACCTCATGAACAAGTATTTGGAGCAAGGGTTTTGGGAAGTCGAGAAGGTCTACCAGGAGATTTCGACTTCGCGGCCCGTGAAGGACTTCAAGCCGAATCCTTCGTTCCGCTTGTTTGGGAATTTGCAATACGAGAAGATCGGCGCGAACGGCGAGATTCCCCAGGGCGACCTGGGCGAAATCGTGTACAGCAACGCCGCCGACACGTATGCCAAGGGTTACACCACGACCCGGCAGGCCATCATCAACGATGACCTGAGCGCCCTGAGCCAGATCCCGCAACTCTTCGGACGCGGGGCG